ATGGGTTTTATTCAAACTCCGAACCTTCCGGAGTCGGACGTGGCCGCTGTGGCCGTGTCCGATACATATCAAGCAGTTACGGACGCGCTCAGAGCGCGGAATATAGAGGTTCTTCCGGTAAAACCGTGTAAGGCTTTGAGCAGGCCGGTATGCTGTCACGCCGATATGGTGCTGCACCACCTGGGCGGCAATCGAATCGTTGCGGCAAATGGGGAAGAGGACTTAAAAATAAGACTGGAACAATTGGGGTTCGAGGTATCCTATTCGAACAAATGTATTTCCAATTCTTATCCGCAGGATGTTATTTTAAATTGCGCCCGTGTCGGAAACCGGTTATTGGCCAACTGGAAGGCCATGGACGGCACGATTTATGAGTACTGCAGAGCGAACCCGATAGAAATAACGGACGTAAGGCAAGGATACGCGAAATGCTCCACGGTGATCGTCGATAGCCGGTCCGTGATTACGGCGGACCCGTCCATAGCGGAAGCGGCGGAAAGAATGAGGATGGATGTTCTGAAAATTGAGCCGGGCTATGTAAATTTAGAGGGATACGAATATGGGTTTCTTGGAGGCGCCTGCGGAATGATTGGGAAAGGAAAACTGGCTTTTA